CCACTATTTATTTTCCTCAGTCGTTGCTTCTTTATTCTCTTCCACTATAGCTTTCTTTGTTGCGTGAGTCTTGAAGTATTCCGTATACACTTTTGCATCCTTGGCGGGAATATCGTATTCCTTACCTTCTACAAAAGCCATATTCATGCTTCCAATTGTCACATCCTTCAAACATGTTACTTTTGCCATTTTCATCTCCTCAATAACGACAGGGGAGTGGTTAGTCACCCCCCTGCCGACTAACCGCTATTAACTAGCGGCGGCTTTTACAATCTTGAATGCGGCGGCTAATGCCACCTGCCCATCACCACGAGTTGTGGCGAAAAATCCTATCTGGTCTGTTTCTTGGTAAAGAAAATCGTTTCTACGGATTGCAAAACCAACCCTATTAAATATGTAATATTGCTTGAAGTCTCCAAACACTCCTATCTCAGCGGATGCTGTTATGGAAGTAGCAAGACCAGTTCCTGCAATATCACTATTGATTACCCTCTTACCAAGCAAGAAGTCAGCGGGTGGTGTGTTCAGGTCATTGACTGAATGCACCCCTGCGGACGTTGAATTGATACCGTTGATGTCTTTCGATATCAACGAAGGCATTACCCAAGAGGCATTTGCTCTGTGCTGAGACTCTAAGGTATAGAAAACCGTGAACAGGTCATTAGCAACTATAGCTGTCGGACTTGCCAACAGAACATCGCTTACCCCTGCGGCGGCATCTGTAATACCAAGGTAGTCAGTAGTTCCACCACCACCAAGGATTCCAACTTCTTCAGACCGTCCTGAAGCCTCTTGGAATATCTGCGAAAGCATTACAGGCAAGTTGATGGCTGAATCGTCCAATAATTCCCTTGTGACCTTCACTAGGCCCCCACTCTTAACAACACTAAACGACACCTGAGACACACTGGGAGTTTGGTCACTAAAAGCGGCCTCCTCAGCGATTGCGGCCCAAGTTGCATTAGCAATAGTTGGAACATATCCATCTTTACTTGATACGCGGATAGTTGTGCAAGCATCCTTCACAGCACCGGACGGAAGCCCAGTATCGTGAATCGTGGCATTTATAAACTCTTCTGGTACAAAGTACCCGCCTTCTGTATCTGTTCCCTCTTCCATTGCCTTGGTTTCCTGAGGTGTCAGGGACAATCTGAAAGCCGCATCATTTGAAGACTGGATGTATTTAGTAAACACATCCTTATAAAAAACAGCTTCTTCTTTTTCCCGAACTCCCATTTTCTCCTGTACCCACATTGGCTGTGAAGCGGCAGGCAATCCTTTCACCCAATCAGCAGGCTTATAGCTTGCCTTTAGATTTGCTCCACCTTCATCAAGGTTATGCAAGGCAATATCTGTTGACGCAACTGGAACGGTATTCATAGGCTTGTTAATTTCGCCTCTGAGTGTTGCCAAGTCAATTGCGGCTTCATCTTTAGCTTCAGCGGCTTCAAGCTCGTTTCCGGCTTCAAGTATCATTGCTTTAGCGTCTTCAACTTTCCCTTCTTGAAGGGTTGCGTCTGCTTTCTCAAGCAGATAATTTGCGTGGGTTCTCATTTCTGATGTTTCCACTGGTTCCTCCTAATATTTCTTTGGTTTCTTTTTCTTTGCTTTTAATTTAAGCAAATCTATTCGTGCCTGAAGGTATTCTGTGTCTGGGGCATCAGTCTCTTGGACATCTGTGCCAGAGGCATTGTCTTCAGGAGTATCACCTGTATAAATTTCCAACAAGGTTTTTGGCTTCTCCTCATTGTTTTCTGCCTTTGCAGAAATGGTTGCCGTTTGAGGACTAGCACCTCTAATAACAGTGCTTACTTCCACCCAGTCCAGTTCTTTGATTCTTCTGGTCTGGGACTTTCCAGTCCCCTCAATCTCCCACCCTTCTTCTGGAACATTAAACCCAACTGACCATTCCCTGACAAAGTTTCCTGAGACGTTTGAAAATGCCTCTTTTCCTGATTGGGTTTCCATGTTCATCTGCATGAGTGTGTATAACTTATACTCATCATCAGCAATATGAACCGGTCTTGCAGAAATAACCTTGCCAACCACGGAATGTTGGTCATGCCCTGCCAGAACTGGCAAAGGAAGATTCTTGGCAATTGAACCATTGAATGCAATCGGGTCTATTACATCCCCATCTGAATCAATAATTCCCATTGTGTTTGTAAACGCCTCCACCAAACCTTGTGAAGCGTCCACAGCTTTGGCTTCTGCAACTTCTATACTTTTATGAATCATACCGTTACTCCTTCTGGTACATAGTTTCTAGGCATTGGAATCCACGATAGAGTTCCATTAGGATGGTCTTCTATGTCATAAGCGTCTTCTACGTTATAAATCTGGTCATTCCTTTCAATACAGGTTCTTCCATAAGGGTCACCCGCAGGAACATAGTTATCATTAGGGCCACCATCAATATCAAATGCCCGAACCCACTCAAAGCCCTGATTTTTAAACATGTTGACGCTTGTAAGATTCTGGCTTCTCATTATTTCTGTTCTGGCAATTAAAACCGCTCTTTTCTCAGTTTCCTGCATTACAGTCTTGATTCCCTTGAAGCCTTCATCTGGAACACCCCTTGCAAGTTGTTCAATTGAATATCCTCTTTCAAAAGCTACGTCAATTGCGGCCTTCACATGCTTATGCGTTGTTGAGTGAATCATTGTGGCTCTGGTTGGTACAGTTGTTAAAACCTGTGCAACTACCGGATGAGCCTCTGCCCATTCCAATTCTCCCGCCAGTCCACTGGAGTTCACAATTCCAAAGGTATTCTTTGAAACCTCCAAGTACATCTTCCAAAGCAGTTCGCTAAGATTGCCCAGTTCCGAATCTGGAATTAATGAATCAGCAGTAAAAGGAAATCCCCCCGCTTTTTCAATTTCAAAGTCCCTGCTGAGAAATCTTCCCAAGATTCCATCCACCCTGCTTTTCTGGCTTTTAAAATACTTGGTATACACCGGCGTGTATTTCTCAGTTAATGAGTCTCTATCCCTGTTCAGTTCTTTTCCCATGGCTTTCCCCCTGTAAACAACAGGGTCATCTTTTTTGGCTGAATACAAAGAAGAGAATGGGGACATCCCTGCCAAACTTTCTGTTGGGGACATGGACTCAATAATGTTGGTTGGTAACCGTCTTACCTCACCATCTGGAAGAGCGTCTTCCCCTACCATTTCCCTTGCTTCATTCAATGTCACAATTCCACTAGTGAACAGTTGGGATGCTCTTGCGTTGATGGTTTCCTTGTCATCAAGAAAGCCCCTCATCTCTGTGAGGTCAACCGCAATGGTTTCCCCCATGTCCTTGCCGACACAGTAATTAAGGAATCGCACAATCTTGTCTATTAAGGGTTCCAGTGTTTCAGAATGGAAAGAAAACCGTGCTTCCCTGTAGTTGGAGAAGGTTGACCTTGCCAGACCTACATTTGCCGATATCAAAATGGGAGGAACTCCCAGAACTGCACAGATTCTTGATTCTGTATGGTTATGTAAATCAGTCAGGGCCATTTCAGCAGGAGCGGATGCCATTTGCTGATATTCGGCGTCATCATCTAATACTGCAACCGAATGGAAGTTATTAGTGCCACCAAATGATGACCTCCACCTTGACCTGATTCTTGTGGCTTCCTCTTGTGAGGTAAGCCTGCGTTTTACTTTAAGCAGTCCACTTGGAACTCCTGCATTCTGGAAGAACACCTTGGCAAAGTCTGTCATTGCTAAATCAAGATTTATGGTTTTAGCCAAAACATGTAATGGGGAAAGTCCATACAGGTCACCATTAGGATTTGGGAAACTCATGTGTCCCACATCTTCAGGCTTCAGGAAATACTCTTTGCCATCCACTTGATAAGAATAACCCTTAACCCCTTCTCCTGATGGCATGATAGATACCCTGTCAGGCCGTAAGAGGTAAAGCCCAGTAATCTGGTTACCTCTGGAGCGTTCTTTAAGAATATAGGCGTTTCCAGAGACATACAGGTAAGTCACCAGTCTTTCCAACCAATGGTAGAAATCCTGAGTGCCGTTGGGGTACATGATGAGATTAGCAAGGGGAGTTCCCTCAACCTTAACTAATCCGTCTGATGTGTCTTTTTGCACATAGAACTTTGCGGTGGCTGTGCCGGTTGCAAGTTCCCTGATGCAAGCATGGACAATTGAATTCCGTCCATAGCCTTCTTTTGCATAGTTGCCATAATTGTCTTCTGGATACATCACAGAGGACAAATCATTTACTAATGGAACAGATGAAGCCACATCATATGTAACCTCTTTCTGAAAGAACGGAAACCAGTTTGGCATACACCCTCCATAGCTTTGAGGGTACTTGCCTTGACCACTGGTTTTTTATTCTACCATATGTATCAAGCTATGCTAATCCTTCTTTTTGGCTTCATCCATTCATTCAAGCCATGGAGGAAATAAAACTCAGCCATTCCTTCACATGTACTCCCATCATCAGCATGGATATAAACCCTGCCGCTACATCTCCCCTCTTTGGCCTTTGTACTTAGTTTTAGGTAATCCCATTGATGGTAATCCACGCCGCAATCAGACATCCATGCTTCTGCCTGTCCACACATGCAGACCTCAGTTACACTTGGCCTTCTTTGTCCTCTTGCCATCTCATAACTCCTTAGGGGGAGTTACCCCCCCCCCTGCTTGTTTCTAACTAACTAACTTAATCTCTTCAATTGTTACTTCATTGTCCCAATGCAAATCTCTCTCTATTGGCAATCCTGCAATATTGATACTTTCCAATTCTGCTAATGTGAAGTAACCCATTTCCATGTCTTGACCCTTAATTAATCCAAAAAACAATCCTTGGTCTGCATCAAATTCACATGCGTACCATGTCCAATTGCTGAATGGGTGAAAATACTTTGCATACACTCTGTGTCCTGATGACTCTTCTGTTTCGTATAGTGAAGGTATCTGGTTCTGGATTTCCCTAGTCATTAGTTTCATTTTTAACTCCCTGCTAACTTGTTTATATGGGAATAATACCTGAACTCTTTACATATGTCAACAACTAATCTTACGAATAACTAGGCAAAGTTTTTATGCTTGCATCTGGAGCAAACAATGACAGTTCCCTTGACCGCATATTCTGCCAAAAGTTTATTGCAGATAGCACACCTGAAATACTTCACCATATTCATTTACCTGTCCTGATTATGGGTGCATTAGGAAACCTTTTATTATATTGATTAATTAACTGAGCCACCCTTGACTCACTAACGTCAACATGGGTGGCTATTTCAGCCAATGTGATTTTTGGGTTTTCAATACACAGGTTATTTATAACCTCATATCTTTGGTCTAATTTTCGTAAATCGTCAGCGTTAAACCGTCCATAGGGGCGGTGGATATAGTAAGAGGGCATACTGCTACCCAAAGCCACCTGACCATAAAATTGATTCTTCACCATACTCCAACTCCTGCCATGTCTACAAAGGTCATTGCCA